AATTCAGTTGCTATATTTTTTTGAATATGAGCAAATTCATCTGCATAAAGTACATGAATAGTAAAACCAATTTGAGCAGTTTTTGTAGTTGCTTGAGACATTAAAAAACATCCATTATCTAGTCTCATTCCACCAGCCCCAATAGAAGTAATACCTGGCTTTAGAAAGAAAGGTAATCCTTTAAATACATCTGTAACTTTATTTACAATTTCAAATGCTGTTGCTTGTTTATTAGCTAATATTGCCAAATTTCTATCATTATGAAAACATAAATACCATGCAAAATAAGCAGAAATAGTGGTTGTATTATGTGAAACTATATCATTACTATAAAATTCATGTTCATAACTATCAACTGTAACATCAAACATAGAAACTTTAAATGGTAACCTTTTAATACTTAATATTTTATCTAACCCATTTTTGGTTTTAATATAATGTCCTATTCTTAAATCTTTAACAAATGTCTGTTCTCCTTGATTATTAAATATTATATGTTTATCTGCACATTCTAAACTCAATCCGTTTTCTGTTTCAATTTTCCATAATTGATAAGGTTGAGTTTTATGTATTTCTTTTATAGGTTTAAACCCCTGAGGAGTATCTATTTTTAAATTTGATAAAAGTATCGTATCTAATATCTTTTTTTGTATATCATTCTCATCAAGAGACATATGCCTATATTCCCATTTTTCAATAAGTTGTATTAAAAATAAAATGATATATTTAAGTGTTGTTTTCATAAATAAATTTAATATTACCAGCATTCCATATTTTTAAATAACCTCTACTTTTCATAATTTCATCTTCAGTACTTAATGGATCTGCTCCATCTGCAACAAGTTTAAACTTCATGAATTTACTTCTATGATATTTAATACCTTTTTTAGCCCACCAATAAGTAGGTCCAGTATATTTATCAAATTTAAAATTTAAGTTTGTGTATAATTTACCATTTGATATATCAAGGTTTGCATAAGATGTAATTTTGGAAGGCTTATATGTTTTTATGAAATGTTTAAATAATTTACTGGCACCACCTATAACACTTAAATTTAATTTATTACAAAATCGTAAAAGTTCAAATTCTGAATCATGAGATTTTGTATTTACTATCATTCTATTTTTTCCAAATGTCATAATAGCAACTAATATGTTTTCGTGAAATAAACCTAAATTAATAGAAGATGGGCATGAACTTTGAAGATGATTCAATGTTAAAAATAATTTTGACTCATCATAAGAAATGTTTTTTATAATACAATTTCTTGCATATATTTTATTTTGAGTGGCATGTAATTTATTTCTTATAATAGATTTTATTATTTCTTGTTTATAATGCCAATCATCTTCCCAAATATATATAATTTGTATACCAATATCTTCGAATAATTTTTGTTTTTCATAATGATATTTAGATGATTTAAAAATATCAGAATGATGATATAAACCATTTATTTCAATCCCCAAATTTAAGTCAGGTATAAATATGTCAATTTCTTTTTTTAGTTTTCTATATGATTCAATAACAACACATTTAGTACATTCAGTAACAAAATCTTTTATTTCAGATTGTAGTTTTGATACATTAAAAGTAAATTTATGAGTTTCACAATATGTATTATATGCTCGTCCTGTTTGAGAAAATTTAGTAAATGCTCCACAATTAGGTTGATGACATACAGGCGAATGTTTAATACCATTTTTAAACATAAAAAGTTTTTCAGAAAAATTATCAGCAATAGAATATTCATTTACCAATTTATGCAAATCTGGTAAATATTTTAACATATATTGTTCATTATTTAAACTATGTGATTTATCATGATTATCTAATTCAATGAACATTTTTCTATAAACTGTTTCATTTAATATAAGAGATTTTAAAATATTATTCACACATTTCCCACATATATATACCCCTTTATTGAATTTATAATGTGAATTAAATTCGTTCCAATTCATAACAATATCACCATGCTCACAAAAATCTTTTATGAAAACTTTTCCATTTAAAGATTGTATTGTTTTAGAAAAATCTGGATATTTTAATTTACATTTATCGGATATCTTTTGTTTCCTCTTGGTATTTAAATTTGTGTGTATAAAATGTTTTCGGCATTCTTTTGTTACATATATTTTTTTAGTAAAAAGTTTTTCAGGATAAATATCTATTTTAAAATATCTATTGTTAACTGGAATTAATTCTTCTTTATATGCATAAAATTCTTTATTATTTTCATCATAAATTTTAATTTTATTTTCTAATCTAAATAAAATAACGCTATCAGACAAATGATTAGATATATATTGATTAAAAGATGAAATTATATCACTTTTATTATCCACAATTTCAATTAATTCCTTGTTTATTTCGCAATTTTTAATTTTACTTAATATGGATTTATTTTGTATGCGAAAATTATGAAAATTTAACACACCTCTTCCAGCTGATAAATATGTTTCATTTAACGTTTTGTTAAAAATTTTATAAACAGTGTATTTCATATTATGAATAATTTAGCATATATATAGTTTATATATTATCTAATATATACTTCCACATATAAAGTTTCACTTTTATTCTTTCTAATAGATTTAATTTACCCTTTTTCATATAATAAAATATATTAATTGGGACTTTATAAATATTTCCATTAGGCCATTGCAGTGTAACCAGACCATCAAAAAAACATTTTCCACTCTGCCGTGATTGCATCATAATCATGTTACGAATAATAGGAATTAAATCTTCATACGCTTCGCTATATTCTTCTTTTGCAAGTGATTTTAGAATTTTTATTTGATATTTACGTAAATGTACTACTTTACGACCTGCATCAGTCATAAATCTACAATATTTTTCAACGAAATAAATTATATCATGTGAACATAGATCGAATTCATCGGCTTCTTCTTTTGTTAATTGGTAAAGAATATTACCAGCTTTTAATTCAATATCAGTTCCATGGAAACAACTTAAATCGGGTTGTAATCCCATACGTAATTTATCTAGTGTTTGAGCAACTAGAACACTGTTCCATATTATAGGGCCTGGCATTAATCTGTATTATTTTCTATTCTTATATCTTCAATATGAATATTAGGAATAACTTTACTATTTTCTAATATTAATTCTGCACGTTTTCTATCTTTAGAATTATTAATCATTTCTCTAGTTCCTCTAGTTACTAATCCACCATCACCTGTAGTTATTAATCCATTAGTTCCTTGAGTAGGTCCTAATGCTTCAGTTCTTTGTTCCTTAACATCATTTTTAAATGTTTTATAAGTCTCTTTTATTGCTTCAACTGTTTGAATTAATTGCTTATTTAATTCCCCAATAGTTTTTGACATATTAGAAAATACTTCAAACATTCTTGCATTAACCATACCTAAATTTACTTGATCAATAAGGGCTTTTTGCATTACTTCATTTGTTCTTAATTGATAAACCATACCAGCTAATGACATTGTATCAACTTCAAGTTTATTTTTTAAATATTCATTAGATTCTATCATATCTGTTGGCAATATAAAAGCTATTGCATTAGTTAACATTATACGTGCATCATTTTCACACTTTTCTTTTAATTCTATAAAATTTACATCTGTAACTGGATCGATTTGTAATCCAGGAATATCTTCTTGTTCTCCTGGAACATTTTTATTAATATCTTGTGGCGATTTTTCCAACATTTTTTTAAGTTCATCGCGTTCTTCTTTTTGTTTCATTTTTTATTTTTTATATGAAAATTAGTATTTATATATTATATATTAACGTTGTTTTGTTATATATGGATTTTTTATAATAGGATCGGCAGAATCTGATAAAATTAATTTATCTCCATCTTGTGTAAAATATGAAAGAAGTTCTGTAGATTGTTTCTCTTCTTCTATAGTTTCATTATATAATCTTAAATTTGTTAAATATGATTGAGATTTATTTATTGTATAATTATCAATAGTTACATCTTCAGGATATAATTTAAGAGTTTCATAGAATATAGTTTGAATTTTTGCAAGTTTATCTGTTGGGTGTTTTTCCCAGACATAAACATTATATTGTCCCCAACTATTTCCTATATTAACTACTATTCCATACCAATTATTATCTAATAATTTTTCATCCAATTTAACTACATATGCACCATAAGAATCTAAACTATCTATATATGTATGACCATAACTAATAGCTATATATTGATTAGCATAAATATTTACAGATAATATATGTTCTCCAAAATCATTTACACCATCAATTATTGAAATAGGTTCTTTTGTTGTTAATTTATAATTTGGCATAGTTCGCCATGATGGAGATAATGTAATAAGGTCTTCCATTACAAAAGGATTAATTGCTATATAATATGTTACAGGATTTGTTGTTATTGCAATAACTTTAGCATAAAAATTAATAGCACCTGTTCTAGCAATTACTATTGTATCATCAATGTGTATATTAGATAATAAAGGTGTATTTTTAAGAGTAACTATATGATTGGCTGTATTATATAAAGATGAATCGATCATATGTATAGTTTGACCATTTACACTTACATCCGGAAATTGAGATATATCAGGGTAAAATGAAATTTCTTCTATAGATTGTACTTCCCATGTTTTATTTATATTAGGTATTGTACGTGGTTGAATCCATGCAGTAATTGCACGGTTATCAGTTTTAGTTATTATATCACTTGTATTATAAGTTACCCCATTATACCATGCAGGAGAATTCATATCATAAAATGATTGAGCAACTATAGTACCATATATTTCCATTGATTTTGATATAGTTAACATTGATGAATCTATAGTTTTATATTTATCTTGACTAGTTGAATTAAATGGACTAAATTGTTTATCATTAGTTAATTTATTAATATCATTATTAATAGCTTCACCAAATAATTCATTAATACCAACTGTATATTTATCAATAGTATCTTTAAGAGCTTCTCCTTCTTTTCTACTAGCTTCGGTTGAATGTTTTCTAAGATTAATTTTCCATGTTGTTTCTTGTCCCATAAATCCTCTAAATAAATAACTTGATTCGACATCATATAATTTATTTTCTAATACAAAATACACAATATCCTTTTTTTGTGGAGCTGTTCCAAAACCTGCTATACTTTCCCAATATCTTTTATCTATCTGTATTTCAAATGGAACTTCATATTCTAATCCCATTAAATCATAAGTATATTTACTATCAGGAACTGTACCATTAGGAACAACTCCTTTTACTGTTAATGGACATTCTTCTACATTTGATAATGTATATTCTTGAAATATAACATCCTTTGAACGTTGTTGAGGAACAGCTCTAAACCATTTAAAATCATATCCTATTAATGTATTAACTACACTATTAATAGCATTATAATCTTTAAGAGCAGCAGCAATTTTACTATTTAAATCGAATGCATTTCGTGCTGTAGAACCTACTTCTCCATTAACAACTTTAGTAGTTGTTAATAAAGTATTAGGATTTCCTTGTTCAGGATTAGAAACTGATAAGGGTTCATCATTAATAGGGCAGTTTGACATACATTATTCTTTTATTTATATATTCAAAATAATAGGGGCTATATTATATAATATGGCCCCTATTTTATTAGTTATAATTATTGTATATTCGTATTTGGTTTTTTACTTAAATCTGTATTTAATGTTCTACTTTTATCCATTACCAATGGATGTTTAAAGTTTAATTGACCTGATTTAAGTTTAGATACAAAATCTATAGGTACACCTTTTAATCCTTTTGGATCCATTCCAGCTGCTGTTGCTGCATCACTTGGTTGTGGCATATATGACCTTTCTGGTGCAGTTCCTGTTTTAGGTTTACGATGTTCTCTTATAAATATTGCTCTTTTAGATATAAGATCAAAAAGTTGTTGTCTAGATACAGTTTGATTATATTTTTTACTAAAAGCATCTATACAATCTTTAATTAATTCTTCCCCTGGAGGAGAATATAATTCACCTGACATAATTTTAGGTACAAGTTCTTTTATTTCTTTTGGACCCATTGAATCTGCAAATAAATCTGTTGCACTATGAGCATTTGTAGATGCTATATTTTTATATGCTGCAGCAATTGCTAATTGAATAATTTTTAATAATTGCTTAGGATCTTTAAACCCTGGTATATTTAAATTAACGACTGGTATATCAGCATCAGGATTCATTAGAAACACTTGGCTCCATCTATGATGACCATCTAATATATACTTATTATTCGCAACTAATATCCTCATGTTCTCAAATCCTGATGTATCCCCATTTATTAATTTTACTGCAACTCCAGGTTGTTTTCTTAAAAATCCTAAAGAATCTTCTAATCCTATTTGACTTTGAGTAGGAAGTAAATTTTTTACTGGTATATTTAATAAATCTATTTTAACAGTTTCATCAGTAGGAATTCCATCTTTTCTTCCTAAATTCATTATAGCTTGAAGTTTAGGGTCATTAGCATTTTGTTTAAGAGTAGTAATAAAATCTTCATACGGCATACTTAATAATGTCCTTAATGTTTTAACAGGATGTTGTATTTTACTATTTTGATTAATAGATACATCTGTATTATCATCTGCTTCATATAAATACATGCGTCTATAATCTTTTAAATTTTCACATAATATTTTATTCATTATTTAGTATTTTATTTTATATATTCATATAAAAAGGTGTTTTCTTTTATTTTTTATAATATAGGGTTAGTAAATAATAATTCTAATTGATTATCATTTATATGATCTTTCCACCAATTTATACAAACATTAGCACTACATACATTATTAGATTCATGATTATTCTTAAAAAATTTAGGATATAATGTACGTCCAAATTTTGTATTTTCTGTAAACAAAGGAAGAGAATATGCACCATATCTTACTATACCATAAAATATATTTTCAGGTAATGGAACATAAAAATCTTTTCCTTCAAAAACATAAATATCATTTTCTATATATTTTTCTATAATATATTTTGCCCATGAACGTTTAATTATATAAGCAGCCCCACCCCAATTATATTGAAATCTTAATTGAAATTTCATATATTTATTAGACATTCCTTCACCTCTAATAATATTTAATTGAACTATTTCCCAATTTTTAGGAAGTTTATTAATTACATCATTCCAAGTAAAATTCCAAGAATCTATAGAATTTAATAGCATATCATCTTCTCCCATAAACCCATATTCTTCTGATTCATCAGAATTATCATACCACTCTTTAATCATTTTTAAATGACTCATAGAAACAGCCGTTATACCAGAATTCATTATAGGGACAATATTACCATATTCATCTTCTTGAGTTAAATATCCAACTTTTACTATGGAACTATTCATATAATCAGTAAGTTTACCATTATAAGGTTCTACTAATTTATGTTTTATTCCATATTTATTAAATTGATTAATAATAAAATCATGTCGTTCTAATGATTCAGGTAAAGATAACCAATATACTCTTGGAAAATTTTCTAATTTTTCTTTTATTGTCATATTACCATTTTTTATCTTCACACCCATCAATACTTATACCATTTTCATCATAATCAAAAAACATTTTAGTTTTAATATCCATTAAACACCCACATAATTTACAATTTCTAACAATTTTATTAAAATTATTACATGTTTCACATATAAGAATTCTTTTTTTAGCTTCAATTTTTCTATTATATCTATAATCTTTATCTATATAATATTTTATATATAAGAAATATCCTTTTATTATTTGTTTTAACCTTTTCATATTTTACAATCTTCCTAACATATATCGATCACCTCTTTTTGGCTTTTCTGATAAACATTTCATTTTGTTTATTATATCTTTATTTACAAGAGACGGATAAACCCACCAATCTTCAAATGAATTTAAATCATCTGGTGCAATATTATTTACAACTAATTCATATCCTAATGATTCTAAATATTTACGTGATTTATTTCTAATATCTGTTTCAGGATCTATATAATGATCATGTTCAAATGTTATAACTGCAAATTTATGTTTATTAAAAGGTATTTTTAATAATGTTTGATAAGTTATTAATGGTGGATCACAATCTAATTGTAAATAATCAATATTTTCATAATCTTTTAGTAATTCTTCATAATCAATTTTTGTTGCATCTGCACACAATGTTTTAGTTATTCTTTGTTTATTAAAATCATTTATAGCATTTTGATCATAATCTATTGATATTCCTGTCCATTCAAAATCCTTTTCAAGTAATGCGGTATTGTTTCCATAATATGGACCTGCACAACCTATTTCTAAAAATTTTCCATAATGTTTTCCGTCTAACATTGTTAATACAAACATATCTTGATAAACTTGAGAATAATTTTCTTCTATTTCATTTGCCCCATTAAATTTAACTTTTAAATGTTCAAAAAGATTTTTATTATATGTTATAGGAGATTTCCATAAAGTATTTGATAAATTAATAATATTATTATTAGTTGCTATAGTAATTTCATATTCTTTATTAGGAATTTTTTGTAATTCCCTAAAAAGATACATAGATTCATCCCACAATCCTATAGACCATCCTGTTACAGCTCTTTCAAATGTAAATCCATATTTACCAGGATATTCTACATTTGTTCTTAATTTAATAATAGGGTCATGATCTTCTAAATTTTCTCCTATAATTGACCATGTATAAGATTCTTGCCATTCTTTATTAATTTCATAAATTCTACTTAATAAATAATAAGCTTCAGGCCTTTTTGGCATAAGTGATATTGCTCTTAATAAAACTCCTTTAGTTGTAAAAACTCTTGAACCTTGATGTTGAAAACATAAACCTAATCTTAAAAGAGCTTCATAAGCAAGAAGTTCATTATTTTCATGTTCACATGCAAATTCTCCTGTTCTTATATAAAATGATGCTGCAGCTGCAGTATGTCCTATATTTTCATAAACATATCCTAAGGCAAAATTATAATCAGGATTTTTAGGATCAGAAATATAATTGGCTAATGCTTTTTCTAAATTATTATTCATATATAATTAAATTTAATTAAATTATTTAACACCTAATTTTTTAACTCCTATTTTAATTTTATTATCATTTATAATATCTAGAGTATTATCAATAACTATAATAAGTTTTTCATTATTATTTAATTCTGAAATATTTTTATTATCATATGTATAATAATTTACATTTTTAAAATTATTAATACCTAAATCTTCTAATATATTTTTATTAGTAATATAAGTATCAATTATAATTTTTTTAACATTTTTAGTAAACCATTCTATATTTTTTGGTAATAAATCATTTATATTATATGAATTAATATCTGATATTTTAAATACATCTACATTATTAATATTATAATTATTAATTATATAATTTAAAGTTTCTGTATTTGATTGTCTATTTAAACATATAACAGAATTATTATATTTTGTATTACTTTTTAATATATCATAATAAAATTTATCATTTTCAACAGATATTATAGTTTTTGGTTTTTTTGATAAATTTGAATATTCATATGATCCTATTTTTGCATTAAAATTTATGATAGTATCACCTTCATTTATAATTACATGATTATTAATTAATGAATCTGTTTCTATATTTTTAATTATAGTAGAATCATATTTATATAATCCTAAATTAAATTTACGTTTTTTTAATCCTATAATTTCATCTATTATATCTTTTGGAATTTTTAAAATATATGCTGCATTATCTTGAAAACCAAAGGTTATAAGCATATCTTCTTTATAAAAAGCTATTCCACAAGAAAATTCAATTTCTCCATCCATTAAGGAGAACGAATCTGACATTTTAATAATATTCCAATCTTTATCCCATATTACAAATCTATGAGTATATGTTCCATCTTTTTGTTGAAGTTTATTTTTAAATAAATTTACTTCATGTATTAATGCAATTCTATAATCTTTATAATTTATAACTTGTGAACCTCCTCTAAAATCAGGTACATTTGTAATATGACTTTTAGATACATATACTTGAGTTGACTCTCCAGTTTTAGGATTAACTTTTACAACTTCTGTTGGATTTGTCCATTTTACATAATGGTACGGCATATCTAAAACTGGCATCCAATTTTTTTCACAATAAGAATCTTTATCTATAGGAGGTTGTATTCTTACTCTTGATATTTCTACATATTTACTTTCACCTTCTTTTAATTCTTCATCTGGAATTTCTTTAATTTCACAAAGTTCCATTCTACCTTGACCATTTATCGTTGTATCTCTACGTACTCCTGATTGATATAATTTATCATTCCATCTCATTAAACGTGCATCTTCAAGACCTACAAAATCCCATAAAGGCTCATAATTATCAAATTTACTAGTATTAGTTTTATAATATTGATTTATTTCTAGTGTTTCTGGATTAATTTTACACATAAAATTCCAAGTTCTTAAATGCATATCATTTTCTGGATGTAAATATGATAAAGGACCCCAACGGGAAGTAAAAAGTTGTTGTCCTTCACAATGATAAAGTGTATAATTTATATTTCTTAAATTTAATAAAATTTGTGTTTGTTCTACTAATATAGAAGGATTCATTAATCCTAATCCATTTGAATCTTTTGCTGTTAATAATAAAGGTATTAATTTTCCACCATTATCTATTACAGTTTTACATAAATTTCTATTCATGTTTTTAATTTTTGTTAATATTAATAATTATATCATTAATTTTATATAAAGTTTTTAAAGAAATTCATCAATACAATTAAGTACAGCATTTTTTATAGTAATAGTTATTATAATCTTTCCATTTCCTCCTGCTCCACCAAGATAAGATTGAGAAGTTCTATATGCTCCACCCCCTCCTCCTCCTGGTTGAAAACCATTATTACCCGGTCCTTGAATTCTATATGCTCCATCACCTCCATCACCTCCATCGGTACCTGTTCCCCCTATTCTTCCTATAGCTGGATTTCCATCTGCTCGTGTTCCTGCACTTTCACCACCTCCACCTGATAAAGTACCAACATTTGCACCATTGCCCCCTGAATATTTTACTTGTCCAATACCAGATGAAGCTGCACCTCCTGCACCTCCAATATTTCCATTGACTGCTACTCCACCTCCTCCTACAGCTTGACACATAATATCAGTTTTTTCAAAAAATACAAGTGATGAATTTCCTGATGTAGTTATACCTCCATCTCCTACCCTAATATTTAATGTTATACCCATAGGTAAAATACCTTCAGTTTTACTATACGCACCTCCACCTCCACCAGCTCCATAGCCATTAGTAGTTCTTGATGCTCCACATCCCCCTCCGCCATAACATTCTGCTATAACCAATATTGCTCCATTTGGAATAGTAAGAGTATAGTCACCTGGGGTATTATATATAAAAGTATAATCTGGCATAATTTTTAGTATTTATATTTATATATTTATGATTGATGTTCTACTGCTAAAGTTACACATACTATACCAGGAGTTCCTGAAACTGCTGATATATGTAAACTTAAATGATTATTACCTGCTAATGAACTATTTGCAAATGATGTAGTGCTTGTTCCTGAAGTTGTTGCAACTTGATCGGATGACAATAAATCAGTTCCTGCAGTATTTGGAGTGGCAGATGCTCTTTCTTCAATATTAAAGGTAACTGATGTAGCATTAGTTACATAAGAACTTATTCTTAATGCTGTTGCATTAACATATAATCTTGGACCAGGGATATAACCTACAGCAGGTGCAGCTATTGTCCATGTAAAAGTTTTATATAAAGTTCCACTTATTCCATTTGATCCTTGGATACCTTGGATACCTTGGATACCTTGAGTTCCACCTCCCCCTCCTCCAGTATCTAATGCATATGTAATTATTTTTGTAGCTGGATTATATTTTATACCATATGATGTATCTACATTATTTAAATATGGAAATTTTACTGTATGATCTGCTATTACATCAAATAAACATAAACCATCTGATGTATTTACAGAAAACAATGAACCTGTCATATCATCTTCTACAGTAAAAATTCTTCCTGATGATCCATTTATAACA